ATTTTTGCAACAGCTTAACATGTTAACTAACTGTTGCATAAATGCAACAAGTCAAGAAAAATAAACTTAACATGTTAACGATTTCTTGCGTCTTGCGTCTTGTCTTATAGTGACCGTACAAGAGACATGACCGAAGGTCATGACCGTTTATAGCGACCGTAGGGAGCGACCGTAGTGCAGCAAAAAAAAATGGGAGCCGAAGCTCCCATCTTCCGAGGTTAAGCTCTTGTTATCATAAAGTCTGATAAAAACTCTTTAAAGGTAAAACCATCCAGTTTTCCTTTACTGTCTAGTTCAAAGAATGGAACATAATCATTTAAATAAATTTCTTTTAAACAATCTCTTGCATCTTTCTTTGTTCTAAAATATCCAACAGTTGCAGATATTTTATTATGGTGTGATATTACTTTCCAGTTTGGTTCAAATTTATTACTAAACTGTTTTATAATTGTCTCGTTCATTACTTAAACTCCTTTACAATTTGAATTATTGTGTAGTTGATTGTCAACAATGATATTGGAAATAATAACAATGCTCCGTTTGGAACTAATCCGTATATCTCGTTGAATGTTAGCACCAGTAATATTACTGATGCTATTAACATTATCATTAAAGTGATACCTCTTAACATTATGCTACCTCCCTCCAAGTTGTTAATCTCTTTGACTGACTGTCTCTGTTTAGATAGACAGTTCCTCTCCAGTCAGATAAAACTGGTGTTTGATCTGGAACTGTGTAGAAAGCTCCGAACATGTATGGATTGTATGAGATCAACTCGTGATCGCCACTTAGTGTCCAGTCAGTACACCACTCGCCTTCGATGAAAGCATGAACATACTTCTTTCTTTCTCTAAGAACTCTTTCTCTTCCTTTCTCAGAGACAACTGGTCTAGCATTGTTTACTCTGATCTCTTCAGAGTATCCGACAACTCTCCAACCTTTTACAGTTTTGATCTGAACACTCCAAGTATCTCTTGTTAAGTTTTTAAATACTCTAACAAGTGTACCATTTGCTAGGCTTGTTTTGTTTAATAAATCTTTCATTTTTTAACCTCGTTTTTGTTTCTGTTAATTATTTTGTAGCACATCTGAAAATTAAAACAAGCATTTTTTTACAACTAAATGCATTTTTTTATATATTTCTTTATTGTGTGACATTTTTGCAACACTTTATTATTACTTAATATGTTAACTATTTATTACTTAACATGTTAACTATCGGGTAACTTATTCTATTTCTATATTTACTTAACATGTTAACGATCCCCCTCCCCCCATATAACGGGGATAGTCGTATGTACCCATGTCATGTCATGTTAGCTTGATAAATTCATTGAAATATATTATCGTTTGAAAATGTACAATGAACAGTGGACGCATATCATTTTAGGAGTGTGGGGTTACGCATTCTTATGTGGTTATTTTTTAGGATAAATGAACTTAGACGCACTGCCCAAAGAGGTGTTACAAGAACTTCTTGGACTTGAGGAGCAAAAGAAGAAACTTGAAACTCGTAAATTAGCGAGGGATAAGTTTATGATTTATGCTAAACATGTCTATGAGGGTTTTATTGAAGGACGGCATCACAGAATAATTGCTGAGAAGCTAGAAGCCATTGCCAACGGAAAATTGAAAAGATTAATTATCAATATGCCGCCTCGACATTCGAAGTCAGAACTTGCATCCTATCTCATGCCATCGTGGTTTTTAGGAAGAAACCCTAAATTAAAGATTATACAAGCTACCATGAATACAGAACTTGCGGTAAGATTTGGAAGAAAGGTTCGTGATCTCATCGCTGATCCTATCTATAGCGATGTATTTCCAGACACGGACTTGAAACAGGACAGCCAGGCGGCTGGAAGATGGGAAACGAGCCGTGGCGGGGAGTATTTTGCAGCAGGGGTGGGAGCCGCAATGACAGGTCGTGGTGCAGATTTGTTAATTATTGATGATCCACATTCTGAACAAGACGCTTTGTCTTCATCAGCGTATGACAATACATACGAGTGGTACACTTCTGGACCACGACAAAGATTACAACCTGGGGGAACCATCATCATTGTGCAAACAAGATGGTCAAAGAAAGACCTCACGGGCAGATTAATCACAGATCAAGCAAAAGATTCTATGGCAGATCAATGGGAAGTGGTCGAGTTTCCAGCGATACTTCCTACTGCTAAACCTTTATGGCCCGAATTTTGGAATGTTGATGAATTGTTAAAGGTCAAGGCTTCACTGTCCATTGGCAAGTGGAATGCACAATGGCAGCAGAATCCAACCAGTGAAGAAGTTGCCATGGTCAAGCGTGATTGGTGGCAGTTATGGGAACGAGAGGACACACCAAGACTTGACTATATTATTCAAAGTTACGATACGGCTTACAGTAAAAAAGAAACAGCCGACTATAGCGCCATAACCACATGGGGTATTTTTGAGCCAAAGGAAGATGGCGAACAACATATTATTTTATTAGATGCGACAAAGGGGAGATGGAACTTTCCAGAGTTGAAGACGATAGCGATAGAGCAAAACGAATATTGGGAACCCGACATGATGTTGATTGAGGCGAAGGGATCGGGTCAACCTTTAGCAGATGAGATGAGAATGATTAATCTTCCCGTGGTTACTTTTAGTCCTGGAAGACGCAAAGGGGGTAACTTGGATAAGGTTACAAGGATGCATATGGTATCTCCTATTTTCGAATCTGGAAAAGTGTGGTATCCTAATTCAAAGTTTGCAGACGAAGTTATAGAAGAGGTAGCTTCGTTTCCAAATGGAGATCATGATGACTATTGTGATAGTATGACGATGGCTATTATGAGATTCAGACAAGGTGGTTTTATATCACTAAAAGGTGAGGATGAGCCAGAAGATTGGTTTCCTCGAAGAGCGAGAGAATATTATTAGGAGCATAACATGGACAGATCTCAATCAACTGGAAGTTTCATAGGAGACTTAAAAAAAGCCATCAAAGCTGGTGGTGCTAGTAAAATGACTAAAAGCGTTAAGGTAAAAAAAGGTGATACTTTAAGTGACATTGCTAAAGCAAACAACACATCCTTAAAAATGTTAATGGATCTAAATCCAAAGTTTAAAACAGGTCAGAAAAAACAACCTACAAATGTGGGTAAAGTTGAAAGAGGAACAGTCCAACAAAAAGAAATGCAACTGGGAAGCACTGTTAAAGTTCCAGACCCACAGACATTTACTGGATTTAAATTAAGAGCAGTTAAATCTAAAAAGAAAAAAGATGTTTATGATAAAGTTACAAAGCCAGAATTTAAAGAAATGGCTAAGAAAATACACACTGATAAAACTTTAAAGAGTCAACAAAAAAAGGTGGCGATGGCTAAAAAAATGGGTGGCACTATGGTTAAAAAAGCTATGGGTGGAGTCATGAAGAACCGTGGGGGAACTTTCAAAGGCACTTTCTAATGAATAGACTTTTTAAAATCAGAAGAAAACTAAACAAGAAGCCAACCAGAAAAGTAAGAATAGTCAAGAACAGATTTTCTGATATACTGGCTCCAGGCAAAAAAAGAACCACGAGGATTACATAATGGCAGAACGAGAAATAGCAGGAATGGTCGAAAAGGCAATGGGCGCTGGTGGAGATGTCATGCCAGAGGAAGATAGTTTAGATATCGAACTACCATCAACCATGGAAGAACTACCAGAAGGTATTGAACTTGCTACAGAAGAAACTGTAGAAGTTGTAGCAGAGCCTTATGATCATGATGCTAATTTAGCTGAAGTTTTAGATGATTCTGTTTTAGGTTCGTTGTCTTCAGATTTACAATCAAAAGTTAGAGAGGACATGGAGTCAAGATCTGATTGGGAAGAAGCCATTGCCAAGGGACTTAATCTACTTGGAATTAATTACGAAGATAGAAGTGATCCTTTTCTTGGTGCAAGTGGGGTAACTCATCCACTTTTGTCAGAGGCAACAACACAGTTTCAGTCCCAGGCTTATAAAGAGATGCTACCAAGTGGAGGACCTGTCAAGACTCAGATACTTGGTGTGCCAACAAAACAAACAGAAGATCAAGCTCAAAGAGTAAAAGATTTTATGAATTATCAACTTATGGAAGTTATGGAAGAGTATGATCCAGACACAGATCAAATGTTATTTTATCTACCTTTAACTGGCTCTACTTTTAAAAAAGTTTACTTTGATCCAACAAAACAAAGAGCGGTATCTAAGTTTGTTCCAGCAGAAGATTTAGTTGTTCCATACTCTGCGTCAGATTTAATGACGGCTGAGAGGGTTACACATGTAGTTAAAATGTCTTATAATGATATTCGTAAACTACAAGTAGCAGGAGTATATAAAGATGTGGAGTTATCTACTACAGATTCTGGAGAGGATGAAGGCAGTATCCAAGAAACTTCTAATGAGTTGCAAGGACTACACCCAAACTATTCTGATGATGTGTACACTTTATTGGAAGTCCATGTTGACCTCGACTTGGAGGGTTTTGAGGATCCGAATGGCATTATGTTGCCGTA